GCGGCTTGTGAGCTTTTGTTTCCAGTTAATCTTGTCCATCTTTGTTACTTCCTTTCAAAATTTTATGCACTGATTTTCCCACTTTTTGTAAGCGTCGAAATACATTTCGTTTTTGTCGCCGTTGTATGTAATTTCATAATACATACCGTCAAAAAGAGTTGTGCTTGCAAGAGCTTTATTGTTTTGCAACGTCTTGCACATCCAAACGATAAAAACGTCGTCCTCCGTGATTTGCTTGTTGTCGGATTTGTCGAGGTGCGTATTTGCATACTCTACAACTGCCTTTTTTACTTGTTTTTGAAATTCCTGTTCATTCATTCTTCCTTACTTCCTTTCTTTGCCGTCTTTTTGGACGGCTTTTGTTTTTTGTTCCGGTTGTCGAACTTCTCCGCCAGCGTTTCCCCGACCTTGATAACCGCAAGTGCGCCGCCCTCGATGCCGAAAAACCCGAAGAACTGTTCGATAAGCACGTCGGGCACTCCGCCGTTGTGCCAGTATGTAATTATCATAACCACGACGAACGCGAAGACCGTCGCAAACATCGTGACTATTATCTTTTTTGAAAATCTCATTTCTGCGCCTTTCCCTGCGGTTCCGGCGGCAGAGCTATCGTCTTTTTGTAAAAGTCCGTGCCGGTTCCGTTTCCGCCCATTCCGTGGTACGCCTCGTATACCCGCGTCAGCGGCTCTCTTGCATATATCGGGCAGTATCCGCGCTCGGTGTACTTTTCGTATGCCCGGATTATCTCGGCTCTGAGCAGACTTCTCACGCCCTCGCGCATTGCTTTGTTTTTGCCGTAAAAGCCCGTAACCCATGTTATCGCACCGCAGCAGATAAACGGTATCAGCCAGTGAAGCGCTATGTCGAATATCTCTTTCATACCGCCTGTTCCTCCGTTTCTTCGGGATTGTCCGCCGCGTCGGATTCGCTCGGCACGTTCTTAACGTTTATCGCCGCGTTGATCTCGGCAAGGTCGTCCTCGGTAAGCACGCCTTTTTCGTTCCAGCCTGCGGCGTTGAGGATTATCCAGAAGTCGGGCATATTGCCGACCGCCTTTAAAAATCCGCTCTTTACAAATTCTCTCATGTTAAACATCATACGTTTCCTCCGTTTGACAGAATAGCGTTTGTAAGCTTTGTTTCGAGTTCTTCAAACGCTTTTGTTATGTCCTTTTTGTATTTTGCATTGATAATGACTCCGTCCGTGTCGGTCGTAAGCGTTGCGGTGTCAGAACCAAGCGTAACACCCGATACTTTTCCGTCGCTGTCGGGTGTGTATGTCACGGGCGCTTTGTACGGCTCGTAATCCGTCGCAGCGTTTCCGAGTTCAAGCTGAGGCTTGAATGTGCCCGTACAGGCTGTGCTGTTTGCGGTACGTTTTATTCGGATAATCAGATTGTCTGTGCTTTCAGACGTCGTGAAAGTAAAAGTATTTTGCGGAGAATCCGACGTATGTTCTTTTTGTGCGGATTGGTTGGTACGTTCGCTTATTACAAAACTGACATTGTTCGCGCCTGTTTGGTTTTTGAGCAATGTGTATGTCTGTCCCGGTTTGACCGAAACCGTGGCAAAAACGAAGTCTGCATATCCGGTTGGAGTGCCACTCACAGTAACACCGGCGTCACCGTTATCAGTGAAAGTTACGCCATTTACTGTTTTTGTTGTATCGGTATACGGATAAGGAATCAGATTCTTGCCGTACTTTTTAACCGACGCAGATGAAATATCCGAAACGTGCGGAGTGTAGGCGGTAGCTGACGTGCCGAGTTCAAGCTGGGGTTTGAAAACGAGATTTTCAACTGTTGTGCCAATGCCTCTGATCATAATTACGCAGACGTAACCGCCTGTAAGCTCCGTTGTTAGCTTGAATGTTACTCCGGAACCGTTATCAAACGAACCGTCGATAACGTTGCCGTTGCGCGGATTTCCGATACTTAAGCTTGCTTTTCCGCCAAGCGAGTTTTGAGGGCAGCCCGAAAGCGTATAATATTTTCCCGTAACCATTGGAAAACTTACTGAGGCAAAGAAATACGAAAAGGTGGCATTACTTCCGACGGTGCCGTTTGCCATAATCGAGCCGTCTGTGCCTACGGTGTATGTCACGCCGTTGTGCGTTTTTGTTGTTAAGGGACTGAGGACCGGAATCAGATTCTTGCTCGCAATGCTCACGTCTGCCGTCTGTTCCAGTTCGCACGCGTCGGATATTCTTAAAGCTTCGCCGCTCTTTTCGGCTTTGAGTGAGAGCAGGTCTATCTTGCTGTCGGTTTCGGATTTTGAATACGCGTCGTTCGGAAGTCCGTCAAGCTTTGCTTTGTCGGCAGACGTCATGAAACCGTTTACACGCTTAACGGCAATAAAATTGTCAAACGTGCAATATCCTCCGGGGATATATACTGTCATTGAATCGACAGTACCGCTGTATTCAAACGTGCTTGTACTTGATACGTCGTCACCGGTTGTTGTTAATATTTCGCCGTTTACGGTAATGCTGAGACCTGCACCCTCGAGATTACCTTTGAATTTGTATTCTGTGCCTTTTTCAAGCGTGATTGTGAATGTGTCCGCACTTCCAGAAAGCTGCTTGCTTGTGACATAACCATTGCCGTCCGTTACGGCGCAAGTTGTAAGGTCTACATCTTCCTCGTTTGTTCCGGAAAGAACAAGCTTTTCGTCAATTTCTGTTTTGTTGTAAACCTCGTTCGGGAGTCCGTTGAGCTTGGATTTGTCGGCAGACGTCATGAAACCGTCGCGAGATGTAATCTCTTTGAATGTCTCGAATGTAACGCTTCCGCTGCCCGGAAAATTTGCAGTCATAACTCCGATTTTACCGCTGTATTCAAAAGGAACGTTTGTGCTGTCGGGAGTTGCTTCTGCAATCATAACGCCGTCAACTTTAAGTTGCAGACCATGTGAATCCGTAGTGCCTTTAACCACATATGTTTTGTCGGCGTCAAGGGTTACGGTAATCGTTCCGACACTTGCTGCAAGGCTGTTGCTCGTAATTATTTCCGATATGGTAGTGCCGTTGCCAGAAGAACACGTTGTTAAATCAACGTCGGTCTCAACAAGTCCTGCAAGCGCGTGTTCATGCACATACCTTTCCGCCGGTATGCTGCCGTCAGCGTTCATAAGCTTGTGGTCGTAGAATTTTACGGTGCCGTTTTCTTTGTTTTCTCCTGCGCCGATCTGAACAGCGTCGCGGCAGTGCTCCGAATTTGCGTCCTTGCCGATTGCAACGCCATTCTTCGTAGCTGCATTTTGACCTATTGCAACGCCTGCAAGGCTCGCCGAATTTTGTCCCGCGTTAAAACCGCCGTTTGAGTTCTTTGCATTTGCTTTTGATTTTTCAAGAGACTCAGCCTTTGCCGCCGTCTCTGCAATCTCAGCTTTTTCCATAGCCGAAATAAAACCGCTTTGCCCCGTGTACTTTGTAATTTTCAAGTACGTATCTCCGGCATTTGTCTTGATTTTGATAGGTTCGGTTATTGTTTCGTACAGTACAAACGGCTCTGTTTGCGTTACTGGATCGTACTTGTACTCTGCACCGTTTACAACGATGCAGTCTTTTCCGTCGTAGTCAGAACCGATAAGCTCTATCTTTGCCGATAACGGAAGATCGGATGCTGTAAATACCGTGTAGCTGTATTCGGGTGTCGGTGTTGCTTCGTCTCCGAAACTTTCCGTAGGCTCAAACCTGTAATAATCCTTTGCACTTCCCGATGTCTGTAAAACAGCTCCGTATGCCGTGAGGTCTACGTCCTCTTTAGTTATGCCGGCAAGGGCGTGGGTGTGTACCTTGCCGAGTTTATCAACCGGCATTCGGTAGACTTTTTCTTTTCCGTCCGAGTCCGCCTGTGTGCCGATTAAATGCGCGCTTGTACTTATGTTTTCCGGCTCGCTTTTTTGCGTAATCGGTGTAATTGCCATTTTTCTTTTCCTCCTGTCAGATTATTGCAAAATATGTGTATTCTTTGTCTTTGGTATTGTACTGATACGTGGCATTTTTCGTATTGTACCAAGATACTCCGTTTTCACTCCACTCTAATGAAACGGAATACATATCATTCACGCTTGCGCTTGTATCTCCGTTAATGGCAAGAAAATAACCGCTGCCGCTTGACACCACTATTGTTTTCGGCGCTGCACCCAAAACAATGCTTGTCGGGTGATTTGTTCCATGTTCGCCCGTACCTATGTATGTACCGGTAATTACTTTCGGAATACCGCCTTTTCCGCAAAGCGCAGCCGCAGTATCTTCGATATTGTTTTTGCCGGTTCCGCCGCGGTTTACCGGAAGAATACCGGAGTTAATATCAGACGTACTGTGCGTATGCGATTTCGGCGCGGCACCTGCTTGTTCGGCTGTCACCCTGTGCGGATTGCTTTTCGATGATGTATGCAGATTCATTTGATTTGAATATGAGCCAATCAAGGTCTTTATTTTCAAAAGCTCGCCGTTTGTCGCGTCACTTATCGGCTTGTCTTTGTCCGCTGTGTTGTCAACGTTTGAAAGACCTATCTGCGCTTTGGTTACGCCGTGAGGATTGTCCGCACTTTCTGTATGTTTCTCAAAATCACTCTTTGAAACGTAGACGGCGGAGCTGCTTATAGCTGCCGAAACATTCTGAGTATCGCCGACAAAAACAAGCACGTCAAGCTGCATTTCAAGAATTCGCTCTGTGTTTTTCGGAACATAGTCCGCCGCGCTCTCGCTCTCATATGCATATGCGTATAATATTTCATTTTCGTTATTGTCCGGATCAAGCGCAAATACTCCGAGTTCGGTTATGCGAAAACCTGCCTCGACTTCGCCGTTTGAAAAAGACGTTTTCAGCGTAACATATTCCGTTCCGGCTGTCATATCGGTAATTTCAAGCTCCATAACGGTATTGTTAAGCGCTGTCGCTTCGGCAATGTCCTGCGGCGCTCCGTTGCCTATTTTGATTTTTGACATTGAGATTTTTTCACCGGCAAGCAAACGCACCAGCAATGCTTTTCCGGCTGCCGTAAGAGAAACGTTCATTTAAGTTATCACCTCGTATAAAATTTTGTTTTGCTCGTCCGCAAGAAGATCCCCGTTTTCGTCCGCAAGCAGCGCGATAGTTTCAATCGTTTCTGCTGTATCAGCTGTGGAAATATTTCTTGCAAACGACGTTCTGATCGCAAGTCCGGCATACAGCTTTAAATCCGATTCTTTGAGTGTGATTGTCGGGTTTATTGCTATGTTTGCCGAAATATACCGGCGCAGCGTGTCGAGTATATTTGCATAATCGCAGCCGGACGGCAGTTTCACATTCAGCGTGTAATCCTTTACATCAGCACTGTCGGAAAAGTCTTTCAGCCAGCCGCAAAGCCACCTGTAAGTATAGACAATACCGTAAGTCCATGCGGCTTTTATGCGCTGTTTTCGCTCCTCTAACGTGTCCGCGGCAAGCGGTACTATTCCGAGTTCCTTTTCCCACATACACACGCCGTTTTCGTCGGCAGTGTCTATGAACTGATTGTCTAAGATAAGCTGAGCCGCTTTCCAAAGATCGTCAAAAAAAGGCTGTTCGGTTCTGCAAAGCTCGCTGTATTCCGCTATTTTCGCAAATTCCGGCGGAAGATATTCGATAAGCTTAGTCGGCATTTGTCACACCGTCCTCGTCAAGTACAGGTATGCTGTCACGGTCCAGTATAAGATTTTCGGCTTTTCCGCAAAGCTTTGTTTCGGCAATATCCGCAACATAATCAGAACATTCGGATAAAATCCTGCTCTCAAGCTGAGATATTCTGACAATTATTCCGTCGGTATCTTTCCACGTATCCGCAAGATCCTGAAAATATCCTTTAACAGCCTTGTTAATGTCCGTTTTTGCTTCGTCAAAGGTTTTTGAGCTGATAAAAGTAAGCTTTGTACTTACCGATATACTTTTTTCTTTTACTCCCTCAACCTTTACGACGTGTCCTATCGGTGCAAGTCCCAAGCCTTCGCCCGCGTTTTGCGTAGGATCTAATTCGGTCTGTACCGTGTTAATAAGTTCATCTGCCGGGACAGTGTTTCCTGACGCCGTAAAAACTATGCGCACGGTTCCCCCGACTGTAAGTTTCTTGTCGGACGACGCCGTATAGACCGCTGTAAGCCATTTTTTTACATTTGTGTCCTTTATGGTATTGATTGTGTCACCGTACCATTTTGCGACTTCTGCGCCCGGTATAAGAGCTGACGGAGATATGTCTGAATTCCACACCGGATATACCTTTACGGCTTCAACGCCGTCAATGCTAAGAACCTTTTTCTCGTAATCTGCGGCATTTCCGCCGAAAGACGGATTTTGCAGAGAATTCATTACACGTTTGCGGAATACTTCCGTTTCTTCCTCGTCGTCTCCGGGAATAAGCAGTTCGGTTATCTCTGCCTTTGTAAGCCCGTCAATGTACTCGATCGGTACAGCCGTACCGATACATGAGTTCGGTGCGCTGCCTGCAGTTTCGCATACGGCTTTGTAATATACGCCGTCAGAATCGCTCCAGATTTTTTCCGTAACGGTAAAATTGTACTTTTCATACGAAAAGCGGCTGTTTTCGGGAACGTCTGTATTGAAACACATTTTAAAAACCGCAAAGCTTGCGTCTTTCGGATATAGACCGCGGTCGGCTGCGCGTTCAATGAGAAAATCTCTCGGCGCAGTTGCAATATATGTCGCGTTGAAAACAAAATCAAGCGCTGTATAGAGCCTTGCAATTTCCGACATTGCCGGAGCCTGTGATACATAGAGCAGCGAGCCTTCGCGCTTGTCGAATTTGCCGTCTATGCTCGCCAATGCGTCCTGCATAAGCTGTTCATATGTAATATTTTCAAACACCTAAATCATCACCTCCGTGCTTTCTTTAATATCTCCGTATATTGTTTTTACAACATAGCTTGCGGACAGCTTGTGCCCTTCCTTTGAAAATTCAAAATCGCACACGTCAGTTATCCGGTCGTCTTGCGTAAGCGCTTGGGTTATGCGCCTCGGCAATTCGCTTTTTACGTAGTCGCACGGCTTTCCGTACAATTCCGAAAGTTCAACGCCGTAATTTTCCGAATAAATCGGGTATTTGTACCGTTCCGTGCCGAGAATCAGCCTTATAGTCTGCGACAATGCCTCTCGTTTGTCGGTTTTTCCGCTTATTCTGCTCTTTTCAAAGTCTATACGGTAGGTATATCCCGGATTTTCAAGTGCTGAAAAATCCGTCTGCGCGTCAATGTCCGCGCTTGTCTGCGGAAGATAGCTTTCGCTCATGTCACCGCCCCCGTTCTGTCGAGAATTATATATTTCTGTCCGCCGTCACACATTATAAGCACCACGTTTTCACCGGCTTTGAGCGCATTTACAACGGTATATGTATGTAACATTCCGTCCGTATCGCGCAGAATGGTTTTACGATTTTTCACAGCGCCCGTAAGTATAAGCTGCGCGCCGGACAGCGTAATTTTTGGGTTTATGCTTACTTTCAGCGGACTTGTGCTCTCGACTTTGCCGGTAAGTACGGACATCGGATTGTGAGCGTTTACGGCGTCTATCGCAGCTTGTTTTATAAGCCGCACAAGTTCGTTTGCGTCAAGTGACAAAATTGTTTCCCCTCACTTTCAGATCCATAAAATGGCTGTTGTCGGTGAATGTATGCTTTGCCTGTTCGACAAGCATATAATTTGAGATTTTCATATCTCCGAGATCCATAACAACCGGCAGCAGCGTTCCGGCACGCACACGGACATCTCCGAGTACGTTTTTTACCGTCAGCGTTCTGCTCTTGGCGTTGTACAATCCGAGCAGCGAATTTGCCATGCTCGTCAGATTAACGTTGTCGTCGCTTACCTTTTCGGCATATTGCAGAACGCCCCACCGTTTTATATTTTCACTGTCCCTTACCGTCACCGGCTCGGCGCCGTCTTTCAGCAGACGTATCTTGTTGTATGTGCTGCCGGCAATACTTGTCTTGTATTCAAAATCACCGGCAGTATCGTTAAAAACAAGCGTGCCGAGTTTCATATCGGAGATGTCAGACAATGTAAGCTTTCCGGCTTTGTCGTACAGCACATACATTTTCCCGGTATTCTTTACCGTTTCATCAAGCGCGTTCTGAATAATGTCGAAAAGCGTTTTACCATCCTCAACTCTGCTCGGTATTTTATATCCGGTATCGGCAATGGTTCCAGCGTTAAGTCCAAAGTCGTCCGCAAGCATTTGTATTACCTCTGACGCGGTTTTATTTTCATATTTGAACCAGTCCTTATTTTTTAAATAATACAGCTGGTCATAGCAGACGGCTTTTATAATCCGGTTATCACTGCCCGAACGTGATTTTTCAAAGACAAAGCCAAAGAATACGGTAACTCCGTCAACGCAAAAACGGCACGCGTCGCCCTCGGAAAAGTCCAGTCCGTCAGTTTTGATAACAGAAAAACTCATTTTTCCCGGCTGTCCTTTTCGGTCCTGCTCGACAGTCACGCTGGCGCAGACGCACGGCAGAAAAACCGAGTTTTCGTGAAATATTGCAAGTTCGTATTTCAAAAGCTGCCCGTCCTTCCACCGTGAACCGTGCCCGAAGATGAGACGTGCAAACCGATTTTTGAGCCGCCGAACGGACGGTTGCGTGTTATTTCACGTCCGCTGCTTTTGGTAGCGGTATACGTATTGTTCGCCGTGCTTTTAGGTATTGTAATAACGGTTCCGGCGTATATCAGATTCGGATTTTTAATAACGTCTGTGTTGGCGTTGTATATTGCGTAGCATTTTGAACCGTCGCCGTAGAACTTGCGTGCAATGCTCCAGAGCGTATCGCCTTTTTGCACGGTATAAGTCATGTCGGATTTTCCGCTGTTGCCCGGCGCGTTGTCTTTTTCGCGTTCCTTTGTAATTACCGCGGTGTTGTCGGAATCAACGGTTATTTTTGTCGTTCCGTAATCGCGGTACTGTTTCATTGAAACTTCAACGCTTACATCAAAACCACTTTTCGCTTCTTCGGAAATCTTGTAGTTTTCAATGCTTACTTTAAAATCAGTGTTGAAAAACAAACGCCTTCCGTCGGGTGATTCTCTTGTTATTTTAAAGTATGTCGGCTTGCGCTCCGTAATAAAGCTTTCCATAAGCGAAAGATAATAGTCCGGAGCATTTTGCGCCGTGAACATCGGAAAAACAAGCGTTACGGAAATGTCCGTAAGTCCGGGCGCTTTAAGAATATTGATTTCACTGCCGGACAACAGCGAAACGGTCTTGTTTTTGCCGTTTATCTTTAAAGTCAGCTTGTCCGGAGTCTGCGGCATTTCTTCACCGCAGAAATAACACTTATATGCCATTTAATACACTCCTTCTCCTGCCGTAATAAGCGCGTCGGCAACACCGCGCGTCAGCTTTGAAAGTATTCCGTCTACGTCGGCGTCGCTGTCTATACGGTTTGTCATGCCTGTCATATCGACTTTGATCTCAGCCGTGGTAAACCGGTTAATTGCTTCTTTTTCGGCTATATCGCGCAAGTATGAAAGCTCTTCGGAACTTTTCGACGTGTTCTTTGCGGTTGCGTCCGAACTTTCGGCAATGTCGGCAAGATTTGAAGAAAAATCGTCGCTTACAAAATCCGAAATTTCTCCTGCGTCGTAGCTGAAAAGACTGCCGACCTTGGCGTCAATGCCTTTGCCGAAGTTGTAGCCGGCTTTCGCGGCATCTCCGTAGTCAATATAGTCCATTTTAGAAACATATTCTTTCCAGCCGCTTTCGTCTTTGACCTTACTCTGCGCTTTTTCAAGGCTGTCGTAAAAATTATCAAGTCCGCCGGTAATATTTACTTTTATGCCTGGAATCTTGTTTAACAGATCCTCTATGCTGTGCGCAAGATGTGAGATATATCCGAGAATTTCAAGGCACATATCGTAAAACAATACTTTTACGGCTGCAGTGGGATTATTAAATACATTTCCGAAAAAGTTTGCAAACTTCGCAAAGAGATTCCATGTCGGGACAACAAAACTATTTGCAATAAAAGCACCGCATATCGAAAACGACGCACAGATGATTCCCGTTGCACTCAAAGATGTTCCGGCAAATTTATTTATCGCGCCCACAGCAGCGTATATTACCGCAATTACGGCGATAATTCCGAGTATGATCCACGTAATAGGACAAGCGAGCAGCGCGGTGTTTAAGCCGTACTGTGCCGCTGTTTCGGCTGCCGTTGCGCTTACTTGTGCATGAGTTGCCGCAGCGTGTGCATATGAAGCAGCCGCAAGAGCAATTTTTATACCCGTGCTGACAGTTTCAATTGCATTAACCGTTAACTGGTATCCGCAATATGCGCCGAGTGCCGCAACAATTCCCCAGATAACGGGTGCGATAATTCCCCAGTTATCCTGTATAAATGACGCAAATCGCAAAGCTCCGTTTGTTGCCACGGTTATAACCGTTATAATTCTTCCGACTCCTTGGACAAATAAGTTTGCAAATTCCTGTATCTGTCCCGAATTTTCGTTAAACAGGTTCATAAATCCGAGCACAGCCGGATAAAGCCCTGCGCCGACAGTCTCTTTAACATCGCCGAGCATATTGTTGAACGACGCTATTTGTCCTTTTGGTGTCTGCGACATAGTTTCATACATATTCGCCCAGCCTTCGTCTATAACGGAGTTAATAACCGCCGCAGCCTGCATTTCGGAGCTTACGTCGGCATATTCCGCACCAAGCTCGTTTACTATCTGCGAATGAGTTGCCGTGCCTTTTACAATGGCTTTCTGCGTTTCGGTAAATTTAAAGCCTTTTTCGTTCATGGCGTCAAATGAGCCGACCATGATTTTACCGAGATTTGTAGCGTAGTTTGTCATTGCGGTGCTGTCAAGTTCCGCGCCGCCAGACATACCGGCTGCATAGTTTATAAGCGTGTCCATCATGGAAGTTATCGCGTCGCCGTCGGTAAAGTACGTTGCAAGTTCCGCAGCTCCTGCGATCATGGCTTCGTCGCCGTACATACCGCCGCTTTGAATGTCCTGCGCCTTTTGAAGTATCTTGTTGTAATAATCGCCCGTTCCCATGTTTGCGGTAACGGTTTTTAACTGCGATTGTGCGCCGATCTGAATGTCTGCAAGGTTTATTCCGTCAGTAACAAGTCCCTTTACGGCGTTTACACTCATATACGCGCCGGCAATTTTGGCTATTTTGCCTGCAAGTCCCTGCGCGGCAGACTCACCCTTTTTGATTTTTTCGTTATACTTATCTTGCTGTTCATTGCACTTTTTCCAGTTATCTTCCATTTTGTCAAGCTCAATGTTTGACTGGTCAAGAAGTTGGTGCATTTCACGAAAATCTTTCGTATTGACGGAATTACCGGACGCTCGCTGAACGTTCTCAAAATTCTTGAGCATTAAATTCATTGCCGACGTGATCTTTTTGAGCACCGGAGACATACCGTCGTGCAACACAAGCGAAGATTGTATTCTTCCCGTTTGAATTCACCTCCCAAAGCAAAGAGCAGTGCATTTTCCGCACCGCTCCGTAATTTATTTCAGTTTTGCCGTCTCTTTTTTCTCATTCTCGGCACGAATGTCGATTGCCGCCCTTACAAAAGCTTTTTCGTATTCGTCAAGCGCAAGATACTCGGACGGTTTCCATTTGAATTTGTGGAGAGCATAGTAAGCGTAAGTCGCTTCCGGATCGCCCTCCGTTATCAGTTTTTTGCTTCTTCGGTAAGCTCGTCCGCACCCTTGAAACCGCAAAGGTCAAGTATCTGAGCAATATATTCGTCAAACTCGCCGGGAGTAAGCATTGACGAGATAAGATCTTCGGCTTTTTTGACACCGTAACTGTCCTGCAGCTCAATATTGTTGAGATCTGGGAAAACCGTGCATTTGACCGCGATCTTTGCCTGATACTGCGGTACATCGACTTTCTGAGTGAACTGTCCGCGCTTTCCGGGCACGGGTATGTCACGTATGCTGTCGTTGCGTATCTTCTGGTTTTCGGAGGCGGAAATGCACCTGATCTCCCACTGTAAGGGCTTCCCGTTCTCGTCGGTAAAGCGTTCCGACGCGATAATTTTCTTGTTTTCAACCTGCTTTGCATTCTGCGCGAAAAACGCAGCTAATGTTGTATTTGCCAATGATATTTACCTCCGTATTACATATAGTCCGGGTTCGTGAATTTTGACGAGCTTGTATATCCGTTTGCGTAACCGCTTATTTCCTGTTCGATAAAATTACCCTCGGAATCGGCGAGCGACAGCAATATGTCTCCGTCGAGCACACAATCGTTGTATGTCTTGGTGCTTCTTCCGACAGACGTTGCCGGATCTTCGTTTGACACCTGAATTTCAAATCCGGGCATTACGCCGTTCTTTATAAAGCTGTAAACAATGTCGTCGAATATCTCCGTACACTTGTATATTGTCATGGTAAACGGGATTTTTACCGAAACCGCCTTTACACCGACAACGGGATTGCCGAGAACCGGTACTTCCTTTGTGGAAATATTCGCCTTTGCTTCAAACTTTTTGCACATCATGACAGAATAGCGTTTTCCGTCGATTTTTGCAAAGACTTCGGCAAATTTCGCGTTTACGGCATCCTTTGTATTCATTCCATCAGTAAACAATTTTCTGTTCCTCCGTTTCTTATACTATCATTACGCGCATATACAACTGATCCATGGTGTTCACGGGCTGAATGCCGTCAAAATCCACCGTAACGGCGCGCTTTTTCTCGCCGGCTGATGTCTTTACCGTCTTTTCGTCAAAGTTTTCTATCGCGCCGACAGACTGAAGATCTTTCATAAGCTTCACAAGACCGTTCCAAAGCGATTCGCGCCCAGATTCGTTGTTCGGCACTTTGCCGTGATACTGCCCGTTAAACAGAACCGACGTATCAATTGCAATGCGGTCAATTATTCTTACAGTCTGATTGTCGGAAAAATCTTCGCCTTTTGTCTGAGTATAGGTCACAAGCGAATTTATGTCTTTGAGGACCTTGACTGTGCCGTTATCGTTGTGGAGCATGAATTTGCCGTCCGAGATTGCCTTTTCAAGATCTGAAAGCGTGTAATCGGTGTTTACGACGAGTTCTCCGTCGTATTCGGTATTTGTAAGCGATTCGTTTACGTCGGCTGCGGCAAGCGCACCGGATACCCAGTATACAAGCTCGTTTGAAGCAGTGCCGTCTTTTGTAAACGCATTGTTCCATACGCCGACAACACCCTCATAATCGCCCGACGGCTCATATGCGCAAAGCTGTATTTTCTTTCCGAGTTCATCTCTCATGCGCTTTGCGAATTTTTCAAACAGCTTTATTGTTGCCGCGCTTTGAGTATCGCTGTCGGATGTTTTTCTTACCGGACAGCACAGCACGTTGTAATAATAGCTTTCGATTGCATTCAAGAAATTCTGATAATGAGTTCCGGTAATCTCTCCGTCCGCACCCTGTGTAAAAGGGCTTCCGGAGTCTGCGGCAAGCGTTCCGGTACTGTTCCAGATAACATAATCGTTTGCTTTAAGCTCGGATATGTTCTTTACCGTCTGCGTGTCAACAAGCCCTGAGCCGAAATACGTGCTTACGTCAAACGCCGAAGTATTGTCAACGTTTGCTGCAACCGATACTTTTATCTGATTTCCGAGAACACCCGGATATTTTGCCTTTCCGTACTTTGCGTTCTGAGCCGCAACACCTGTGCCGAGCCTGTAACAAAGCACAGTCTTTGCGTGTGTGAATACCTCGCGAAGCGCTCTCATTGCAGCGTTGTCGGCAGTGTATTCATATCCGAACAGTTTCATGCTGTTCTTTTCAAAATCTTCCGCAGTAACTTCAAATATTTTTACTTCTTCGCCCCAAGACAAGGTGAGAGGACAAGCAACAATTCCGCGCTGTGCAATATTCTGCTTGCTATTTGTACGGCTTATAAAATTTATATATGCGCCGGACAGCACTTTGTCCTGCGCCGTGAAACTTCCGCCCCCATATGCCATATCAGTTTACCTTTCCTTTCATGTAATTTTCAATCATTTCCGACGCTGCTTCTGCGGTATAAGATTCGCCGTCCGAAAGCAGAGCGCCTAAAAGGTCTTTGTATTTCAAAAAACTGTCCGAATTTATAAGCTGTTCTTTGGTAAAAACAATCTCTTCGGTTTCACTTTTCTTTTTGTCAGTCATCTTGTTTTACCTCCTGTTCAATAATTAATGTTTCCATTGTATTGTCTTCGCCGAAATATGCCGAATACGTAAAGAACGGATATGACACAAAACAATGCAGCGTGTCGTCGCTTATTTCAGACGAAAACTCCGTGCAGTGAACAATGTCGCCGCCGGACGTCTGTACGGTTTCGAGCACTCTGCCGAGTATGTCTGCTTTTTCAAGACATTCCACACGCATACCTTCGCCGAAAGAGGGAAAATATATCACGTCAAACGTCACGCTTTTTGCAAAACGCGAACCCATTTCACGTGAGTTTTCGGGGTTCATCGGCAAGACAATAAAATCGCCGTTGTTTAACCCCTGTTTTACCTCTCCGCCGAATATTCCCGAACCGGGAAAAGCAGCGTGTAAAGCAAGAGTTACCGCGTCAAAGACGGCATTGTAATCAATTTTCGCCACCGCCGAACGCCTCCTTTAAGAATTTTTCAAGCTCTCGCTGTACAATCTCCGGAGTTTTCTTTTTTAGATCCGCTTCGGAATACCTCATCATGTACCGCCCGTTTACCCAGCCTTTTTTTAATTGCTTCCCGAGTGCCGGAACGTATCTGCCGGGCGTCTGTCTGTGACCGTATTCCACGTAGCTCGCATATTTCACCGGGTTTATAATCCGGATAATATAATACCCTCCGGATTTTTGAACGGACAGGTTTTTCGCATATTCGGAGATCTGTGACGCAGTCGGCGAACCTTTCCCGCTTTTTGCCTGTTCTTCCGTTTCCGATGTCCAGCCTCTGCGTAGCGTGCCACCCGTATAACTGCCCCAGTATTGTTCAAGACGGGCAGCTTCTGCGGAAAGAAACTTCTTTTTTTCGCCGCTTTTGCCAACGGCTGTAACAAACTTTTCGCCGGTCAGTTCGGGTTTTACGCCTACCGGGGTTCGCTTTACGGCAAGTGAAATCAACATTGCCGCAAGCTTTTTTGACATATGGTCGCAAAACTTGTCAAGTTCAATATTTTCAATCTTTCCGAGCTTTTCACGTAATTCCCTTAACTGCTTAAATTCCGCTTTTCCCCAGCTTGGCATTATGCCCACCCCTTAAATAATTCGAGCGGTATCTGCTTGTGTACCGAGTATACCGCCGGTACTCCGCTTCTCTCGTATACCTGCGACGTGCCGTTTTGCGTCACCGTGATTTTCGAGCCTTCGGGTATGTCGATACTTTTGTCAACATAAAGTTTTATACTCTGCGTCTTTTCTGCGGCGCTTTCGGCGCTTCCTGCACTGTTTACGCTCTGATAAGACAGACGGCAGGGCACGTCCGTATAAATTTCATTTTCTGTCTGTATGACGCGCCCTGTTTTTTTGTCCGTGCCGTTTTGCCTTACCGTGACCGTGCATTTCCCGTCCCAAAGACTTTTTAACGCTGCCGAATACAATTCGCTGTTTACCATGAAAGCCTCCTGTAACGCAAAATAACGGCATTGTCGGGTGTTGTAAGCTTTTCGCATAAAGCGTTAAACTTTTCTTCGGGAGTACCGTCCGAACCTTGCGCAAACGTTACCGATATGTCGCCCTCGGATATGCTCTGAGCCGGTGCTGTAAAATCGAATACTCCGTCAAGCTGTCCGCTTGCCTTTTTGTCTTTGAGAAAAAAGCCGGCTGCCATGTCAACATGAACATAGAAAAGACCGTCGGGCACCACACTTGTGTTGGTGAGTGCCGTCAGAGTCTTTCCGGCTTTGGCTGTACAGTATTCAATCGCGGAATTGTCTGTGTCCGTCGGCTTGTACCCGAGCATTTCAAGACGTGTCTTTACGTCATTTACGCTTACCATAGCTTTTACGCTATTTCAAACCAACCCTTTGTTTTCGGGTTGTCGGACGCTTCGGGCGTTACCTTTATGTAACCGTTGCTGCCTGCAATCTTCGCATAATATGTCTTGTCGGCTGACGGTGTAGTGTCGGTCGAAGCTGTTGCAGCTCCCTTGAACAGCCTTACGTCCTTGGTTTCGTCGTAAAGAGCGGCAATGTAATACTTGCGTGCAACTATCGTGTTCATTCTGTGGTCGATGTCGCGATCCTGTTCAATCTCAGTGCCTTTTTTGTTGAAAAGCTTAACGGCTTCCTTAGTCGCAATGTAAACCGAGCCGGGCGTTGCGTCCTTTTTGTTGTAGATGTTAATTCCGGCAACGGTGCCGACGTATCCGGTTCTTGCAAACGCTTCGACGTACTGCAGGGACATTCCGAGTTCTTTTCTGATTTCGGCGTTGTCCTTTGCGCATACAAACGCGAACATATTTACGTCCTGCGGCTTTTCATACGGAAGAAGAGCCTGTGCGTCGCAGAATGCCGAAAAGTCAAGTTTCTGCGTCGGGAAAACAATAGGCGTCTTTGCAAACTCCGCGTAAATGTCGGCGTTTACAGTGTTGAACATATCCGTGCCCATGTGCTTTGTGCCGACGGGAACAAGCTCCGGATCTGCCATTTCCTGCTCGTCGTAGTAAACAAACTTATTCTGTGCAAGAAGAATTTCGTAGGTCTTAGGCTCGAAATCCACCTGAATGCTCTTGGTGTTGCCCTGACCTACGGTAAGCTTTTCGGTGCCGCTTGTAGCCTTATATACGTTTACCTTGCGTATCATGCCTGCTTCGCCGACAAGCGAGTTGTCCACAGTGCAGAACTGCTCAAGGTCAAGATGTGAATTGTACTGATCCTCTACTTCGTTCGAGAGATAAAAATTGTCGTAAATTGTGTGTGCCATTAAAGATTAACCTCCGTTGTAAATTTCTTTGTACCGTTCGGGATTTTCTTTTGAAAATTTGTATCTTTCCGCGGACGGCATTTTTCGTAATGTTTCGAGCGTCATGCTCTGCGCCGACGGCTTCTTTCCACCGGGATTCCCCGGCTGCATACCGGACATCTGGTGCGTGGGTTCCTGTGCGCTTTCAAACATAAACGACGTGTTTTCGGACTTTACAAGCTTTGATATTTCCTCGTCAAGTCCTTTTACGCTGCCGTCGTCGGAAAGCTTTGCACCGCTTAAAAATTCGGCAAGCAGCGCTTTTGCGGCAACATTGTTTTTTGCTTTTGCCGCGCTCAGTGCCTTGTCAACCGCATTATCAAGCCTTATACGCGAGATCTCCGCGTCATACTTCTTTTTTGCGTCGGCGTTTTGTGTCTGTAAGGTTGCGATCTGCGCTTTAAGTTCGTCGGCGTTTCCGGAAGACGCCTTAAGTTCTTCAAGCTGCGTATCACGTTCCTTAATTGTTTCTTCGGCGGCTTTGAGCGCCTCCGACTTTGTGTTGAAATCGGACTTTGAAACAAAGTTCTTGCCGATTTCCTGTGAAATCTGCTTGTCAATATCCTCGGTGTAATTGTCTGCGAGAATATTTTTGAGCCATTCCAGCATTGTGTCTCCTTTTCCGCGTCCTTTTTTTCGAGCCAGTCCTCGTACTGCGGCGCACTGCTTGTTGTCCGCCGTGCAAGCGGTAATTTTGTGTATGAAAAAAGCACCGGAACTTTTCTGCGCGATGCTTAAATCAGTAATTTGAGTATAAGAAAAGCACTGTACGTTTCTGTACAATGCTTACTGTTTTTTATGACGATCAATTATAAAGCTTAATCAATCTTTTCCCATTCGGTCATAGCGTCTGACTCTTTCTTTAAAGCAGCCAGTTGCTCATCAAGCTCTTCAATCGTAAACTCGCTATCCGGATAATGACCGTCATAGTAGTAAATTTTCATCATAACTGCCTCCATTCTATTCCGTAATTGGTTTTAAACCTATTAAGAGCAAGTTTAATTGCTTCTTCCGCTCAAGAACTTAGTTCTGATTAAAAATTTCATCATAAACTTTTTGAAGCTTTATACCCACGCTATCCGGTTCATCATTATTAGCAAGAATGTTATCAACAATTACAGCGTCTATTGCATCTAACACATCGTCAACATCGTCAGACTTAATAAGTTCCTCTATGTTGTTAATGTATGGCGTCAACACCTCAATTTGCTTAGCTGTTACTATCATGATTTAGCCTTCTTTCTTCCTGTATGTACCGGATTAACTTGAATAATATTTCCAGTATCAGGATTTACCGAAACTTCAACCGCCTTGTTTCTAAATTTTTGACTTCTTCCGTTATTTGATTCTTTAACAGGAAGAATTTCTGCTTCTTTGCTTGTTAAAGCGTCCAAAATATCAGAAACTTGCACGCCGTTTCTCTTTTGTTCTATTGAACCAATCGTTCGGGCAATGCAATGATAAGATTTACCTGTGATTTTTATGTTGTTGCTCGTAACAATTCCAACAATTTTTTCGTCAATCTCTTTACTGATAGCTTTATAAAGTTCAAAATCGGCAAGCGGTGTAAGCTCACCTGTATTGATTGCCCGACTGTATGCCTTAAAAGATTCCCACTCAACACTATACTTAATTTCTTGAAATTCTGCAAAATTTTTCGGTGCATTTTTTCCAAGCAAATCTTTATAATGCTCAAACAGTTCCCTGTCAGCACTATCATTATACGCCATTTTGCGTGACTTGTCAACAACATCTGCGCCATGTTTTTCATTTTGCATTTGTTTCCACTGTTCATAAGTGGTATTCCCCGGCACGGTATATGCCTTGCCGGTCTTGACGTCCCTCGCAAACCGCCTTCCGACATCTTCAAGTTCCTCAAAGTACGGAGCTGTGCAGCACCTGCAATTCGGGTGAAACGGCGGTGCGGTAATGCCCTCCTTGAA